CTCCATGCCGAGCAAGCTCGACAGCCCGTACACTATCGCTAGTATACGGGCCTCCACCTAAGGCCATCGCTGGCCTTAGGCCTACCCGACACCTCTGAGCAAGCACGAGTGCTAAACTCAGGGGAAGGCCTGCAGAGCAGGAACTTCCGAAGTGCGGGCAGCCCATCAAGTCTAAGAGTTGGACTCTTATCGCTAAGAGCCCAACTTCTCACCTCGTAACGATTGTATCGGTCACAATACCTTAACGGTAGATGATCGGTATTCTCGCCAACGAATGAGAATAGACCTGTGAGTACACTACTAGTGCTTACGACCGGAGTATATGCTCGCATACGCTTCGGAAGTAGGTATCCAAGAATGTTGGACGTGTGCCAGCAACCTGCTTTAAACAGATTGTTAACACTATCCAACACAGCTTGCCTAGTAGTGGGTCCGCTTGGATCAATATGTCTCAGGCGAACGGGAGCTACATCATAACCTAGATAGTAGTCACCGCCGCATGATTCTCTGAAGAAACCTTTCGAGAAGGACTTCTTGAGATTCACCTTGAGCTGTAACAGCTCGAGCAGTCGACATAGATCACCGTACCTTTGTGTCGGGAGTATAATGTCATCTCCAAACACTCGGACCTTGCCCCGAGCTCGACGAACCTTGCGGAACGTTGAGCGACCGGGCATTACGGAAATTGCACACAACCAAAAGACCAAGGTCTGAATGGGAAATGTGCACGCTGTACCTTGGGAAGCATATTTTCTCAACGCAACGGTTTTGCCGTTAATGTTGATAGATGTGTTCCTACATGCATTAAGCGCTCTAAGAAAGTGAGGTTGCTTTCTGAAGATTCGCTCAATAGTATGTAATGATAGTCTGTCACTGGCTGATGACAAGTCAACCGTGGCTAAACTACCGTCAAGGCTTGCCTTCTTGGCCATGTCTCGAGATCTTTGTTGATTATCCAGACTCAGAAAGTCTGAAAAGTTCTCCTTAAATTTCGAGATCATGTAGTCAAGAATCAGTTGCTGAAACCACTGATTAGCGACAGGCTCTGCCGCAATCAGCCTAGGTGCTTTAGCCGTCTTTGGGACGGCGAGCAATCTAGAAGGGGTTTGAGTGAACTGGATCTGGTCGTGCCCTAGATTGTAGAAGTAACTAGGAAACGAGGTCAGTAGCAAAGGGTTCATGGCGTGTGAATGCCATTTATCAAAGCTATTAACACCAGATTCGGCAACAGCTCCAGGTCCATGACGCATACCAGTACCGTCTAACGGGACTTCTGATCTATACTTGACGTATCCCTCGACTGTGAAGTCGGAG